AACAAGAAATACAAACTATTACTAATAATTTTAAAAAAACAAATCCAAACACTGATTTTGGTGTGGGGATGCCTTATGCTGTCATCAAGACAGGGGATAATACAGCCACCAATGTACGCTGGATAGATTATTTGCAATTAGATGATAATACTAAAAAAATTATTGAAACTGATTTTATTGTATACCAGAATAATCTGCCCAACGCTGGAAAATCAATAGAAAAAACAGCAGAAGAGGTAAGTAATATGTACCAACCTTTTATTGATGCCGCTGGTGGAAAGTTAGAGAAAAATCTTAGTAAAGAAATATTTGAATATGCAGATGGGGGTATCGCTTCAATTGAAGAAGTGCTAGAATACAATAATGGTTGATATTCTTGCTAGTATAGATGAAATTCTTCAAAGCCCTGTAGGACTTGATCCTGCAAAAAATAAATTTATGCAAGGGGATAATTTTCAAGATTTAGAAAATAACCCAGAAGCCAAAGCAGAGTTTCAAAGAAACGCTAAACAACAAACTGATATTCTTGCTACAACTGGACTATCTAAAATATTTAACACAGTAGGACTTACAAAATTTCAAGACTCTATTCCAACATTCGCTGAAATGGATGAAAGTACAGAAGATACTTTAATTGAAAAAATAACAGAACAAATACAAACTTTTCCTAGAATAGGTTTGAATGTAGCGGATTTTTTATTTGGGGAGGCTGCAAGAACAAATGACAAAAGATTAAAAAAATTAAAAGAAGGAAAAACTATTGAAGAAATTGTTGCAGGAGAAAATTTTTTAGGGGAGACTCTCCCTGCTGCAATTGGACCTTTTGAACTTATAGCAGGTCCACTTGGAATTCCTACCTTTTTAAAAAAAATTTCCCAAAAATATGGCCCTGCAATATTGTGGGGTGTAAATCAAAAATTAGACCTTGCTACAGTAATGCCTCCAGTAGACCCCAATCACTTAGGTGATTCTATAGAAGGTGCTTTAGATGATTTAGGTGTAGATTACACCGATGAAGATGAAATTGAATTAATGTCTGCTCCTATTTCTAACGCACCTAATACTCCTCCTCCAGGACTAGCTTATGGTGGAAATCCAGAAGAAGAAATAATTACAGGATCGGTAGAAGAACAAAGAGATATTCCAACAATTAATTCAGATATTCCCGATGATATTTTTCAAGCGGCTAAAGATGAAGGATACGATGAAGTGGAAGTAGCGGGATTATTTGGTAAAGTTCCTATGTGGGCCATGGCTAATGTTGATAAAGCCAAAATGCTTTTGCAGATATTTACTAAAAACGAAAAAAAGAACATGGATAATATTAAAAATAAGTTAGGTACAAAAGAGGAAGTTGCAGAAAAAATAGAGGATATTGATATTTTAGATACGCCAAGTGGAGAAACAGTTGTAGGTGCCATTAAAAATAAAAAAACAATTATTGATTCTCCCGAAGATGCCGAGTCAGCATTTTACTCGGGCCTTGAAGCACGGCTCATGGATCCTAATACGCCAAAGTCTTTTAGTGCGAACGAAGATTTTAGTGCGAAAGAAAATTTATTTAATTTTCTTAATCAAAAAGGAATCTCCAAAGTAGAAGTGGAGGATAACATTCTTAATCGCTATGTAGATATAGCAGAGAAAAATGGTCAACCTTTATTGGTAGATGATATGTTGGAGATTGTGCGTCAAGCACCAATTCGTAAAGTGCAATCCATAACATATGGCAATGCGAGCTACGGTGGTACAAAACCTGCAAAATATGATGGGTATCAAGAATCAGGAGCATTACCAGGTTCTTACAGAGAAGAAATATTGTATTTACCTCCAGAAAATATTCCTATGGATCCAGGAAACTTACCAGTGAGTGGTCATGACTTCGCAGAAAAGTACGTGATTGGTTGGTCGAGGCTCACGGATCGTAAAGCAACACTACCTATTGAGAAAAAAACAGAAGGACTTGCTTCACAAATAGATCCTAAAATGATTAAAACGCTTAAAAGCAATCAAACAAAACTAAACAATCAATTAAAAGGTTTAGAAGTCTCTGCAATATCAAAATTAAATAGGGAGTTTCCTGAAATGTTTGACAATGCTGACGATTTAACACCTGCGATGATAAGAGATATTATGAGTGAAACAGATACTTTAGCAAAATTACGAAGTATTGATGAACCACTGGAACAACAAATTTTACAATTTAAAATGAAAATTGACAGTGATGGTGCAAAATTACAAACGATGCAAGATGCAACAAAAGGACAAGAAGTGACGGTAACTTTTGCCGATGAAGTACAATCTGATATTCTTCAACAAGCAAAAAAAATGGCAGAGAGATTTACAGAAAAACTATCTGATTTGATGGATTCAAATACAGCCTTACGAAAGGCACAAATACTTTCAGGAGGGTATAAATATGATGGTTTAACTCCAGAAGTTGCTGAATACTTTATTAAAAATAAAACTGTGTTTCGCCCTATCTTTCAAACAGCACAAGAAATGCAGGGATTTTTAGATGAATTTTCTAAAGGAGAAGAAGTATTTAAAGAATTATCCGAAGCAGGATTACAACCATCTAAGGATTTATTACAACGAGTGTCGGTGGCAAAGAAAAAAGAAAAAGAATTATTAGCCACTTTAGAAAAGTCATTAAGTGAAGAATCAATGAAAAAACTTATGCCTAATGTACCTTTTAAAAGCCGAGCAGAATGGGGTAGTGCTTTGCTCAAAATGAATGTTAATAATGCGGCGAAAAGATTATTTGTAGATAAAGCAGATGATGCAGCTGAATGGTTTGCTATTTCACCAAGTAAACTTATTACAAAAAGATATAATCAAAGTGGTGGAACAAATGTTCCTCCTGCGGAAAGAACAAAAGACATGAAGGGAATTGGTATGGAGGAGTTCTATGGTGGCCCGACTTCTACGGACTACAAAGGAAAACATTACACTTCTGTATTAGAAAAAGAGATGAAACGTTTAGCAAAAGAAAACAATTCAGAATTTAAAATTATAAAAATTGATAATGTAGGAGACGCTTTTGCTGTTAAATTAACTCCAGAGATGTTATTACCTCATAAAACTCATAGAAAAAAAGGTGGTATGGTGTATACTCCAGAATTAATTGATATATTTGAGGCCGCTTAATGGTAGATAACATAGGTAAACCTATAGGGTTTGCAACAGAAGAAAACGAAGCTATATCCCAAATGGTGGATATGGAAATTGTAGAAAATTCAGTAGACAATATCCAAATGATGGAAGACGGAAGTGCCGTGATCGGCGAGCAACAGAACATGCTTGAAACTACTTTTGACATGAATCTTGCAGAAGTAATAGAAGAAAAAGAACTAGGAACAATATCCAATGATTTATTTGAAGCTTTTCAAAACGATAAATCTTCCAGAAAAGAATGGGAAGAAACATATAAAAATGGACTAGACCTTTTAGGCTTTAGATATCAAGAGAGATCGCAACCTTTTCAAGGAGCAAGTTCTGTAACACACCCGATGTTATCGGAAGCTATTACTCAGTTTCAAGCTCAAGCATACAAAGAATTATTACCCGCAGGTGGCCCTGTTAATACACAGATTGTAGGCAAAATAGATCGCCAACGAGAAGAACAATCACAACGAGTTAAAGAATACATGAACTATCAGATTACTCACAAGATGGAGGAGTATGATCCTGACATGGATTCATTATTATTTTATTTGCCACTATCAGGTTCTGCTTTTAAAAAAGTTTATTATGATACAGGTTTAGAAAGAGCAGTAGCTAAATTTATTCCTAGTGATGATCTATATGTTCCTTATCTAGCAAGTGATATTTTAACATGTGAACGTGTAACACATTCTTTACGAAAATCACAAAACGAAGTAAGAAAACTACAAGTAGCAGGTTTTTATAGAGATATAGATTTACAAAGCTACAACGAAGAAACAGGATTACAGGAAAAAGAAAATAGAATTTCTGGTATTCAAAAAACTAATTATAATGATGAGGATTATGAATTATTAGAAATGCATGTGTATTTAAATATACCAGACATTGATGCTGATGATGGAATTAAAGTTCCTTATATTGTAACTCTGGATAGAGGATCTCAAAAAGTTTTATCTATTTATAGAAACTATAAAGAAGACGATCAATCAAGAAAAAGAACACAATATTTTGTACACTACAAATTTTTACCTGGCTTTAGTTTTTATGGTTTTGGTCTTATCCACATGCTTGGAGGATTATCAAGAACTGCAACAGCAGCACTTAGACAACTTCTCGATGCAGGTACTTTATCTAATCTTCCTGCTGGCTTTAAAGCTAGAGGACTTAGAGTTAAAGATCAAGATACTCCTCTTCAACCTGGAGAATTTAGAGATGTAGATGCACCAGGAGGAGCACTGCGAGATGGTTTGATGCCACTTCCTTACAAAGAGCCTTCTCAAACATTATTTCAATTACTTGGATTTTGTGTAGAAGCAGGAACAAGGTTTGCTTCTATTGCTGATCAAAAAGTAGGCGAAGGAGCTGCGGCAGGAGCACCTGTAGGAACAACAATGGCTTTAATGGAACGTGGCGCAAGAGTTATGTCTGCTATCCATAAACGATTACATTATGCACAAAGAATAGAATTTAAATTACTAGGAAAAATATTTGCAGAATCTTTACCTCCTGTATATCCATATGAGGTAGGTAATGACGGAATACCTAGTCTTAAAGCAGAAGATTTTAGCGACGATATAGATATTATTCCTATATCAGATCCTAACATTTTCTCTATGGCTCAACGAGTAACTTTAGCTCAAACACAATTACAATTAGCTCAAGCAGATCCTGAATCGCACAATATGTACGAAGCTTACAGGAGAATGTATCAAGCATTAGGTGTAAAAGATATTGATGTTATTTTACCAATTCCTCCTCAACCAGAACCATTAGATCCTGCTGTAGAAAATGCGGGTTCTTTAAAAGGTCAAAATTTAATAGCTTTTAGAAATCAAAATCAAATGGCACACATAGATGCACACAGAGCTTTTATGTCATCTGCTTTAGTTAAGAATAATCCGCCGACAATGGCAATTCTACAAGGTCATATTATGGAACATGTAGGATTACAAGCAAGAGAAGAAGTAGAAGAAGAAAATAAACAAGAAATAGATCAAATTTCTGCTCAATATGGTGGTGAAATACCTCCAGAATTACAACAACAATTTCAAGAAGCTATGGAACAGCAAATTTCAGAGAAAATTGCTCTTATGACAGAAGAGATGGTAACAGAAGAACAAGAAGTTCTTCAAGAAATGGGAGACGATCCGTTGGTTGCTCTTAAACAGCAAGAAATAAATATAAAAGCACAAGATCTACAAAGAAAATCAGCTATGGATCAAGGTAGACTAGGTATTGATCAAGAAAGATTAGACCAAACAGCCTCTATAGCGCAAGATAGAATAGATTCTCAAGAAGATATAGCTCAATTAAGAGCTAATGTTAATCTTAGTAAACAGAAAACTCCTAAAACAGTAGATGTTAATAAAAATGTCCGTTTTGACAACTAAATATTCTCCAGTAGAGTTACAACTGCAAAAATATTTTGAAAAGTTGTTAATAATGGCAGAAAAGACTTCCAAAACTTCTGAAGATAGTATACTTTTAGCTGGAGCTATGATGGGAGTTGCAAGAATTCTTTATTTTGATAATTTATCAAATGCAGAAGCAGAATCTATTATAGATTATAATACTAGTGATTTTATTCAAGTAATAAAACCAACAATACATTAGGAGAAAAAACATGGCGCTAAATAACCCAAAACCAAAATATATTAACGGCTCAAAGTACGCTAATGCAAAAATGACTGTTTCAACAGATATGAACCCTTATGCAGGGAAATTTGTAAATGAGCAAAAAATTGTTGATGTATACACAGCTAGTGCTGAAGGGCCAAAAGTAACACAAAACTTAGGTGAAGGTCCAAAAGGACAAAGAAGTAAAGTACAAATTAAAAAAGTACCATTCAAGGGTATATTTTAATCGTAAAATACTGTAGATTAACTTCTTTAAAAGGAGGTTTTATGAAACTTGCAAAAGATATATGGGCTCACATTAAAGAATGGAGCGAATGGGGAATGAAAGACTGGATTAAAGCTGGTATCGTTGCTCTCGTAGTAATTATAGTTCTAGGAAAAATTTCAGGAGCTGTATAAATGTTAAAGATCATTGGTAGTTTACTAGGTGGCAAAGATGGTGCCTTAAAACAAGTCGCTTCCGTGATCGATTCAATCCATACCTCAGAAGAAGAGAAATTAGACAAAAAGATTTTAATGCAACGCATCCAACAAAAACTTGCTGAAAAGCAATTGGATGTAAATGTAAAAGAGGCAGGTCACCGCTCCATATTTGTGAGCGGGTGGCGGCCCTTTATTGGTTGGTGTGGAGGCTTTGCCCTCGCTTTCGAATTCATCCTATCTCCTGCGGTAGAATGGTATAGTAAATTTGCAGGATTAAACTTAACGGCTCCAGAAATTCAAACTGGGCCTTTACTAGCAATTGTCACTTCAATGCTCGGCGTCGCTGGACTCAGGTCCTTCGAAAAAAGCAAAGGCTTAACAAAATAGGAGATTATTATGATGGGTAAAAAGAAAACAGCTAAAAAAGTAGTAAAGAAAAACATGGGTGGAACTATGGGCGGAGGAATGAATCCAATGGGACGTTCTCCAGATCCAACTGTTGAAAGTGTTACAGGATACAATCCCAATACACCAATGATGAGAAAAAAAGGCGGAGCAATTAAACGCAGAGGTGGCGGAATTGCTAAACGTGGTATGGGAATAGCTAAATAAATGACAGCTAGAAAAATGGTTAAAAGCTCTGGACAAGCATCCGTTATTAGAGGAGCTAAAGCAAAAAGTTCTGGACAAGGATCTACTATTTCAGGACCACCAGCAAAAGGTTCAAGAGAAGGTTCTGTTATTAGAGCCAAAAAAGGAACTCATGTAACAAAAGATGGAAGAACCGTTAAAAAAGGTTTGTATTACAACATGAATAAAGCCAAAAAAGACGGAACCAGTAAACCAGGAAAAGGCAGTGTAACCGACAAAGCTTTAAAACAATCAGCTAAAACAGCCTTTAAACCTAAAACTAAAAAAGTTTAATGCCTTTTCGCTCTAAAAAACAGAGAGCCTTTCTTTATGCAAATAAACCAGAAATGGCTAAAAAATGGGCAGGTGAACATGGGAATAAGATTGTAAAAAAGAATAAAGGAGGTTATATGATGGTCGAACCAAGAGGTTTTACGAGAATGTTACCAGAAAAAAGACAGAAAACAAAAATATTTATTTAATGGCTTCGGAAATAATAGAAAAAAGAATTAAAGATCACGAAGGATTTTCTCAAGAGAGATATGATGATCATCTTGGCTTTGCCACAATTGGCTACGGCCATCTAATTACAGAGAATGATGATTTTGAACCAGGAATAACATACCCTAAAGCTCAATTAGTAGAATTATTTAAGCAAGATTTAGCTAAAGCAGAAAAAGAAACAAATGAACTTGTAGGTCATATTTCTGAATTACATATTGCCGCTAAAGATTGTATTATTGAAATGTGTTTTCAATTAGGAAAAGGTGGTACAAAAAAGTTTGTTAAAATGCTTTTAGCACTTGAAGAACGTGATTACAAAACTGCAAGTTTAGAAATGTTAGACTCAAGATGGAATAAGCAAACACCAAAACGTTGCCAAGAGCTTTCAAGAATAATGGGATTATGCGCTTAGAAAATTTCTTTACATATTACAAAAAAGAATTAATTGGTAGACAAAAGGCGGTAGAACAAGCTATACTACAGGGCGCCCATAATTGGGACGAGTATAAGTATTTGACAGGTAAGTTAGATGCTTTAAAACAAGAAGTACAGGAACTCACGGACCTGCTAAAAAAACAGGAGCTAGAATGACCAAGGCCGCAAGTAAACTTATTATGCCAAAACATATTTGGGATGGTAATAAAAAAGAAAAAATTAAGAAAGACATAGAAAAAGTACCTAAACCAACAGGATATCGTCTTGTTTTATTTCCTTTAAAATTAGAATCAAAAACAGCAGGTGGCGTTCATCTTTTGGATTCCGTTGTCGAACAAGCGTCCGTAGCGACTAATGTTTGCAAAGTAATAGCGGTAGGTCCTGATGCTTATATGGATAAAGATAAATTTCCAAATGGCGCTTGGTGTAAAAAAGATGATTGGATCATTATTGCAAAATATGCAGGTTCTAGACTGAGCATTGATGGTGGTGAACTAAGAATAATCAACGATGACGAAGTACTGGCAGTTGTCGAAGATCCAAGAGACATTTTGCCAGCTAATTTAATCTAACATGGAGAATTCTATGCAACAAGTTGAAACTAAAAAGTCAGAAAAATTAGTTCCTATTGATACTTCGGGAGAAAGTGTAGATATAGAATTAAAAGAAGAGAATATTTCTCCTGTACAAGAAGAAGTATCCGATGACACCCCTATTGTAGAAATACAGGAAGAAGAAACAGTACCTATAGAAACTAAAGAAGAAGAATTAGAAGAGTATAGTGCTGGTGTTAAAAAAAGAATTGATAAACTTACTAAAAAAATGCGTGAGGCAGAACGTCGTGAAGAAGCCGCTATAAATTACGCAAAACAAGTCAAAACAGAATCTGATAAGTTAAAGTCATCTAATATGGTTCAAAATGAACACATGTTGGTGGACAGAGAAAAATCACTTGTTAGTCAAAAAGAATTTGCTAAGAGAGCAATGGAAGCCGCTATTAATGCAAACGATGCAGAAAAACAAGTGGCTGCTCAACAAGAAATATCTAGACTAACTATTGAAGATGAAAGGTTAAAAGTATCAAAAGCTAAAGCAATTCGCCGTAAAACGGAAGCTGCAAATGAGCAACCAGTAGAAGTAAATGATGCTATTAACCAACAACCTCAACAACAAGCCCCTAAAGATCCTAAAGCAGAAGCTTGGGCTCAAAAAAATGACTGGTTTGGAACAGATAACGCTATGACTTACACTGCATACGATATTCATACGGAATTAGTGCAAAAGGGTGTTGATCCTAGAGACGATCAGTATTATAAAGAGATAGACATACGTATACGAAAAGAGTTTCCTCATAAATTTGAGGAGAAGATACGGCCGACTCAAAAAGTTGCTTCGGCAGTAAGAACATCGTCCTCTGGGCGCCGCACTGTGAGACTCACACCTTCACAGGTAGCTATATCAAAAAGACTGGGTGTGCCGCTCGAAGAGTACGCAAAACACGTGAAGGAGGCGTAATATGACTGAAATAAGTAAACAAAAAACCTCACGCAAATTAGAAACCCGTGAAATAAAAACTCGTAAAAGAGGTTGGGTTCCACCATCTAATTTAGAAGCACCAGATCCACCAGAAGGTTTTCACCATCGGTGGGTGAGATTTGAATTTAGAGGAACACAGGATGAAAAGAATGTGACTTCTAGACTTAGATCTGGATATGAACCTGTGAGAGCAGATGAATATCCCGATAGACTTGATTTACCAGCTATGACAGATGGTAAATATAAAGGTATTATTGCTGTTGGTGGTCTAATGTTAATGCGATGTCCGATTGAAGTTAAAGAAGATAGGGATGCTTATTTTCGTGGAATAACTAACGATCAGAAAAAATCAGTGGAATCAGATCTTATGAGGGAAGAGCACCCCTCCATGCCAATTTCGCAAGAAAGGCAGTCTCGGGTAGAATTTGGTGGAAACAAAAAATCTTAATGGTTAAGATCTATGTCTCTACCAACATTGTCTAAAGGAGACATACATGGCTAATATAGATGCAGCTTTCGGTCTACGTCCATACGAAAGATCAGGCTCAAATTATAATAACCAAGGTGTAAATGCGTATCCTATAAATATCGAGGGCATGAGTGATGGTACTACTAGTAAGATCTGGACAGGATCTGCTGTAGAACCAAACGCTACAGGTTTAATTGATATAGTTGGTAACGCAAATGGTGGCACAGTTCCTTTGCTAGGTGTTTTTATGGGTTGTAAATATACAGCTCTTGACGGAACTCCAGCATGGTCTGCTCACTTCCCTGGTTATGCGGCGATTAAAGCCCAAACAGAAGCAACTGCTTTCATAGCAGATAACCCCGACGCACTATTTGTAATTAATGCAGATGGAGCACTTCCTGATGCGGATAGATTCAGTAACATGAACTTCGCAACAATGATTACTGGAAACGATACTAGTGGTTATTCATTAGGAGAACTTGACGTATCAACAACTGCTGTTACAGCTACATTAAATACTAAAGTTATAGCATTTGATGATCAAGCTTCTACAGCAAGTGGTTCGGTAGATAAAACAGTAGCAGGCCGATTAGCGGTTGTGCGACTTAATGTTCATTTCATGGACAGCCTTTTAGGCATTTAATAAGGAGATAGACTATGGCTATTAATAGAGCACAGCTTGCCAAAGAACTAGAACCTGGTTTAAACGCCCTGTTCGGTTTGGAATATGCACGCTACGAAAACGAAGCTGCTCAAATTTTTGAGCAAGAATCAAGTGATAGAGCTTTTGAAGAAGAAGTTATGTTGGTTGGATTCGGACAAGCTAACGTAAAAGCAGAGGGATCAGCAATCGGTTTTGACACCGCTTCTGAATCTTTCACTGCAAGATACGTTCATGACACAATTGCTTTAGCATTTGCGTTAACTGAAGAAGCAGTCGAAGACAACTTGTATGACACTTTGTCAGCTCGTTACACTAAAGCCCTAGCAAGATCTATGGCTTACACTAAACAAGTTAGAGGCGCTAACGTGTTAAATGATGCATTTGTAACTGCAGGTGGAGATGGAGTATCTTTAATTAATACTGCTCACCCAACTGCTCTTGGTGGAAACTTCTCAAACAGAAGTGCTACCGATGCTGACCTTAACGAAACCTCATTAGAACAAGCTATGATTGACATTGCTGGTTTTATCGACGAAAGAGGGCTAAAAATTGCAATGAAAGGACAGAAATTAATTCTTCCTGTTAACTTGCAGTTTGTAGCTGATAGGATCTTAGAATCCACACTTAGAGTTGGTACTGCTGATAATGATATCAATGCTTTGAAAAATATGGGGATGTTACCTGGTGGTTACACTGTTAACCATTATCTAACTGACACTGACGCTTGGTTTATTAAAACTGATTGTCCTAACGGATTTAAGCACTTCATAAGAGCTGCCCTTGCTACTGGCATGGAAGGTGATTTTGATACTGGAAACATGAGATACAAAGCAAGAGAGAGATATAGCTTTGGTTATTCTGATCCAAGAGCTGCTTACGGTTCTGCAGGTAGTTAATTAAACTTTTACTGGATCCTCCCAGATATGAAGAAGGCGGTTGCAAGACCGCCTTTTTTATTTTATACTCACAACAAAGAAGAAAAATTGTTTTACTTCTTTACCTATCAAACAGTTACCGAGGCTGGTTAGGCAGTACAGTATAGTGACGAGGTAACACATGCCCTATACAGGCAAAGGAGAATAACATGGCAGGAACTCATTTTAGAGGACCCGTAATGTTTTCAAGCGCAACCCCCGCACTTGAAAATTTAAATATTGGCGATTGGCCAGATCAGGTTAAATGGATGGACGATTTTACAGGAATTGCTATCGACACTGGTTACGAATTTTGGGGAGGAACTTATACTGCAGGTGGTGGCAATACTTGGGCTATTGATCAAACAGCAGGACAAAGTCAATATGGAGTAGCAAAATATACTCTAGCTGGCGCTGCCGCTGGTGATGGTATTGGAGCTCAAAGTGCTTTAGACTGGAGAATTCCAGATTCAGAAAAGTACATGACGTACCATGAAACTAGACTTAAAGTTAGTGATTCAGCTACTATGAATTGGTTTTCAGGATTTTCAATTGCGATTACAGATCCTGATTCTTCATTAATGGATGCAGGAACAGCTAACTATATTGGTTTTAGAGGTATTACTGGTAATGACCAAGTACAGATTATAACTTCTGGTGCTGGCACGGACTTAACATTTATGCCAGGTTCTGGTTTAAATAGTGCAAGTGTTGATGCTAATTTAGTATCACTAGGTCAAATGGTTGATGATACATATAAAACTTTTGGTTTTACAATTCATAACCAACCAAGTAGTTCTGAAAACTTTGCTAGATTCTATATTAACAGAAAACTTTATGGTACAGTTAGTAGTACTGGTGCCGTAAATGGTATTCAAACAGCTAGTACTTTACCAGCTAATGTTGATATGGCAGTGACAGCACAGCAAGCAGCAGGTACCGCAGTAGCTAGCACAGCACACGTTGATTATGTGCTCGCAGCGGCTGACAGACAAGTTGCATACAGACCAACTAACTAAATAATATAACCTGGGCGGGGTGTAATAACCCCGTCCCTTAAAAGGAAAAAAAATATGGCGTTGATCTTCACAACGGCTGGAACAACAACTTCAACAGTAACCTCAACAGGCGATGTTGCAACAGTTCCCGCTAGAATATTAAATATGTATGCCGTGTGTGGTGGCACAGCAGGTTCTATTGTTCTTAAAGATTCAAGTAGTGGATCGACATTAGCTACTATTGCTACACCTGCCTCAGCTACGGCTACTATAAATGTAGATTTTGGATCAGAAGGTTTAAATTTTACAACGAACCCCCATGCTACATTAACTAATGTAACCTCTGTGTTGTTTGTGTATGGCTGATAAACAGCCGCCAAAAACTAAAAAGAATTTTCGCCCCACTAAAAAAGGGGCGGGGATGACTAAAGCTGGAGTAGCAAAATATCGTCGAGATAACCCCGGTTCTAAATTAAAAACGGCTGTAACTGGAAAAGTTAAAAAAGGTTCCAAAGCTGCAAATCGACGCAAGTCATATTGTGCACGTAGTGCAGGTCAAATGAAAAAATTTCCTAGCGCAGCTAAAGATCCTAATTCGAGGTTACGGCAAGCGAGGAAAAGATGGAAATGTTAAATGGGTTACTTCAAATATCTAGCGTCAATTCCTGTAGTGTTGTCTGTATTAGCAGCATCTTACGGGGCAATTAACTATACAAGTAAACTTACAAATCAAATAGATGCAAGTACAACTACTATTGCTTTATTAAAATTAGAAGTAGAGAATTTAGAAGAACGTATATATGGCGATATAGACAACATACACAGAACTTACACAGACAAGACAGGCATGAACTCTAAGAACTATGCAGACGCTAGGGAAGAGCTCGTAAAAGAAATGGCCGAAATGGCAACATGGGTCGGGAGGCTCGAGGGAATATTGTATGCACTGCGTGATGGTTCATACAAACTAGCATCACAAGCAGAGTATCAGGCGTTAGAAGGACTCGTAAGAGGTAACATAGAAGCTATTAGAGAAATAGGATATGATATTAAAGATATAGAAAGAGTAGCATCGGGTGGATATTAATGAATTGGGAAAGAAAACTAATGGCGTTCTTAATGATTCTTTTAGTTGCATGCGTTTTATTAAGTAGTAAAAAAACAGAAGCTCGTAATGATTACTTAGGTAGTAGTAGAAGTAGTTGTGAAAGAGGTTCTTTTGAACTGTACACAG